GGGCGCTGCCTGGTCTGCCCGGTTCAAAGACCTTGATCAAACTACACAGCGTGCGCGAAGGAGGTGACCCAACGTGGCGAGAGGCGGAGCACGTCCTAACTCCGGGCCAGTGCCGACGAGCAAGGATCGGAGCCATAAGGCAAAGCCGGATCGAGCGGACTGGGTCACCCTTCCCGCTGAGGGTCGCGAGGGTGCGCTACCTGCGTTCCCCCTGATCGATCCCACCGACCGCGAGTATGAGCTGTGGGAGCGGCTGTGGGAGACCCCGCAGGCCGCGCAGTGGGAGGTCATGGGGCTTGAGTTTGAGGTCGCCGCGTACGTGCGCCTACTCGCCCGCGCAGAGCTGCCTAAGTCGTCGTCGCTGATCTGGTCTCAGGTGAAAATGCACGGCGAATCGCTGGGGCTCACCGCGAATGGGATGCTGCGAAACAAGTGGGTTGTTGGTTCCGGTGGGCTGGATGCCGCCGGGGATGACGCTGCCCCGGTCGCTGGCATTACCTCAATCGCTGACCGGTTGAGGGTGGCCCGTGGTTAACCTGGTGGACGCCGAGCGCGTCATGCTCGTAACGCTGGAATGGATTCAGCAACACGCCGTTATCCCCGATGGCTTTCGCCAGGGTGAGCCTTTCGAGTTGCTTGACTGGCAGGTTGAGGTAGCGGCCAACTTCTACACGGTCCGGCCTACGGCTGAACTGGGTCAGCGATCTGCCGCGTACATCTACCGGCGTGGTCAGGTGGTCATGCCGCAGAAGAGCGGTAAGGGCCCGTTCGCGGCGTCCATCGTTCTGGCGGAAGCTGCCGGACCTACGGTGTTCGCGGGGTTCGCCGAGGGTGGCGAGTATTACCGCTGTGTCGAGCATGGGTGTCCGTGTGGCTGGCGCTATGACTACGCCTCCGGTGAGCCTATGGCGCTTCCGCAACCGACCCCGCTGATTCAGCTACTCGCTACGTCGGAAGACCAGGTTGCGAACGTCTATCGGCCGCTTACGGCGATGATCCGGCATGGCTCCCTGGGCGCTGTGATGAGCGTGCGCGAGGGGTTCGTCCGGGTGGGCGATGAGGGCCGCATTGACGTAGTCACGTCCTCGGCTCAGTCCCGACTTGGTAACCCGATCACGTTCGCCATTCAGGACGAGACCGGCACGTATTCAGCGACGAACAAGATGATCAAAGTTGCTGAGACTATGCGCCGTGGTCTCGCCGGTATGTCTGGCCGGTCGCTGGAAACAACGAACGCATGGGCGCCGGATGAAGTCTCGACGGCCCAGCGCACGTACGAGGGTAAAGCCGAGGACGTTTACAAGTTTTTCCCGCAGGCACCCCCGACGCTGAGTTACCGCAATAAGGCTGAACGCCGGAAGGTTCACCGCGCTGTGTACGCCGGGTGCGACCACATCGACCTAGATGCGATTGAGGCCGAGGCCGCTGAGCTACTAGAGACAGACCCCGGGCAGGCTGAACGGTTCTTCGGTAACCGGGTGGTCGCCGGGCATGGCGCGTGGATTGAGGCGTCACAGTGGCTATCCCGTGCGGTCGACCGCGAGTTGCCCAAGCCATCGACATACAAGCTTATGCGGGTTCCGATTGTCCTCGGGTTCGATGGTTCGGACTCTGACGACTGGACGGGCATACGCGCTGAGACGATGGACGGTTTCCAGTTCACTCCGCATTACGGGCCGAGTGACCGGCTTACGGTCTGGGATCCGGCGGAGTGGGGCGGGCAGGTTCCGCGTCTGGAAGTCGACGCAGCGGTTAGCGAGCTGTTCGCCAAGTATGACGTCAAGCTGATGTATTGCGATCCGCCGTATTGGGAAACGGAAGTTGACCAGTGGGCGGAGCGGTACGGCGAGCGTCGCGTTATTCGCTGGCATACGCGCCGACCGGTTCAGATGCATGCCGCCGCTGAGCGCATCAAGACGGACGTCATCAAGCAGGATTCCAACTTCACGCACGACGGGTGCGAGCTGACACAGCGGCACATGTTCAACGCGCGTATGGCTGCCCGCCCGTCTGATCGCTACGTGCTGACTAAGCCGGAGCACCGCCGAAAGATTGACCTAGCCGTGGTCAGTGTCCTAGCGCATGAAGCGCGTTCGGATGCTGTTGCCGCTGGTCTCCTAAAGAAGAAACCGTTGTATATGGCCGCGTGAGTGGTGGCCACATAAGGAGGATTGTGGCCACCCTTGAGCAGGCACGTGCACTAGTCGGGGCGCTGGAAAGTGAGCTACTGAACCGGCGCCCGGCCATTACGCGAAACACGGACTATTACCGGGGCGCGCAAAAGCTCACGTTCGCGTCTGAGCAATTCGCCAAGTTTCACGGTGACCGTTACCGCGATTTCTCTGACAACTGGGTACAGGTCACGTCGGATTCGCCGGTTGAACGTCTGACCGTTAACGGCATCCAGCCTGCGGGATCCACTGAAGCCGATGACGAGTCATGGCGTGTCTGGCAGATGAACGGGCTAGACGCTGACTCGCAGCTTGGTTTCCTTGGCGCTGTGAATGCTGGCCGGTCGTTCGTCCTGGTGTGGGGTAACCCGGAGGATGAGGAGACGCCGGAAGTCACCTTCGAGGATGCTTCGCATTGCATCATCGCGTACGCGCCCGGTAGTCGTCGGCGCAGGCGTGCGGCACTGAAGCTGTGGGAAGACGGTAACGAGACTCACGCAACCCTGTATCTACCGGATGAGGTTTGGAAGTTCACGCAGGCAACCACTAGCACCATCGGTGGGACGACCACTCAAATGAAGATGGTCGCCGAGGAATTCAAGACGTGGGAACTGCGCGACACGGGTGATGAGCCCAACCCGCAGCCAAACCCTATGGGCATTGTCCCGATGGTGGAGCTGCCCAACCGGCCCATGCTGGCCGAGGATCCCATTTCGGATGTGTCCGGCGTGGTCGCAATGCAGGATGCGGTAAACCTGCTGTGGGCTCAGCTATTCACCGCTGCTGATTACGCGTCGTTCCCGCAGCGAATCGTGCTGGGCGCTGAGGTTCCAGAAGTCCCGATACTCGACGAGACCGGCCAGATCGTTGGTTCGCGCCCGGTCGACCTTGAGCGCTTCGCCGTTGACCGAGTGATGTTCTTCACCGGTGATGACGTGAAGGTGACCGAGTGGACAGCCGCGAACCTTGAGGCGTACAGCAACATCATTGAAGTTGCCGTAGGCCACATTGCCGCGCAGACACGTACGCCTCAGCATTACCTGTCCGGCAAGATGACGAACATCAGCGGTGATGCGCTGTTGGCCGCTGAGACTGGTCTAGTCAAGCGGGTTGAAGAGAAGCAAATTTGGTTCGGTCAGGCACTACGTGAAATGTTCCGCCTGGTGGCGCTTGCGCAGGGCAACACTGCTAAGGCAGACGCAATCGCTGGTGGTCGCGTTCTCTGGGCCGACGCCGAATCGCGGAGCCATTCACAGCTCGCCGATGCGCTGCTCAAGCTCAAGCAGATCGGATTCCCCTTCGAGTGGATCGCGCTCAAGTATGGGCTAACCCCGACTGAGATCGTGGACATGCTCAAGATGAAGGAGCGGGAGGCACAACTAGATCCCATTGCGGCGGCGACAGCGCTGATGGCTAACGCTGGCCCCGGTCCGGCCAACCCTGGACCTACTGAAATGAGTATGTGATGCCAGCCACCGAACTAGCCACAGCGCATCAGGTTGCACGCGGCGCGCTTGCTAGTCAGGTGGCTACGGTCGTCGGCGCATTCTGGTCTCGCGTGGATCCGAACGACATCGTTGCGTCTTGGGTGCGCATGGTTCCCGCCGTTGCGGGCCTGATATCCAACGGGCAGCTTGAGGCAGCGCGGGGCAGTGACCCGTTTCTGTCTCGGTTGCTGGGCGACATTGACGCGGCGGGGCGGGTGGCACCTAGTGCGCTGGCCGGTATTGCCGCTGACGGTCGCCCGCTTGCGAACCTGTTGATGTACCCGGCGTGGAACACCATTGCGGCGATCACGTCGGGCAGTCCGCTGATTCAATCGCTGGCCGTTGGGCGCGCGTTCCTGGATCTGCTTGCGCGTACGCAGGTGGCCGATGCGGGGCGACAAGCTGACTTGGTGGCAATGGCCGCTCGACCGGCCGTCACGTCCTATATCCGCGTGGTCGAGTCGCCCGCGTGCTCGCGCTGCATCCTGCTGGCCGGTAATGAGTACGGCATCAGTACCGGATTCAAGCGGCACCCGCGCTGTGACTGCACTATGGAGCCGGTCACAAAGCACCACACCCCCCGCCCTGATTCGCCCAAGTCGCTCTATGACGCAATGTCACCGGAGCAACAGCGGGCAACGTTCGGCGAGGCTGGCGTTAAGGCGCTGGCCGAGGGTGCCGACATGGGCCAGGTGGTGAACGCGCGGCGCGGCATGGGCACGGCTACGGCGTATGGACGCAAGGTTCAGGCCACAACCGAGGGCATTACGCGACGCGGTATCGCAGGCAGGCGCCTACAGGAGTTTGGCAAGGTCCCCGGGCAGCGTTACGCGCAATCCCGTACGCCCCGGCTTATGCCGGAAGAGATTTTGGATTTGGCCGATGACCGCGCGCACGCGATCCGGCTACTGAAGAAACACGGATACATCGTCTAGGGCGCAACGCCCGGACCAACAACCCACCCCGCAATGGAGTCGCTTTAGCATGCCCGAAAACACCGACGTGACCACGGACGACAGCCACGCTGACGAGACGATCACGGTTGACGAGACCACGACCGACGAAACCCCTGACACCGACGCCACTCCGGAGGGCGCCGAATCTCTGGGGGATGCCGGTAAGCGTGCTCTTGATTCGATGAAGGCTAAGTGGAAGGCCGAGCGAGACCAGCGGCGTGCGCTTGAGGCGCAGATCGCTGAGGGTGCGAAGCCTGCCGCTGACGAAACCCCCGACCTTGAGGCAATCAAGTCTCAGGCGGCAAGCGAGGCGATGGCTAAGGCCAATGCTCGCATTCTGCGTTCGGAGATTAAGGCTGCTGCCGCTGGCAAGTTCGCTGACGTTTCCGACGCGCTTCTAAACCTGGATCTCGACGTGTTCGAGGTTGACGAAAACGGTGACGTTGACGCCGACGAAATCGCGGATGAGATTCAGAAGCTTCTAACCCGTAAGCCCCACCTTGCTGCCGCAACGGCCAAGAGGTTCCAGGGGACGGGTGACGGTGGTGCAGCGCGCAAGGCAGCTGGACCGACTCAGCTCACAAAGTCTGACCTAGACCGGATGAGCCCAGAGCAGATCAGTAAGGCCAAGCGCGAGGGTCGCCTAAACAAGCTCCTCGGCATCACTAAGTAACCACTCACACTATGGAGCGTTAATGGCTGTTGACACGTTCATCCCTAAGGTTTGGGCTGCGGATCTATTCGTTGCCCTACGCGGTGCGCAGGTGTTCGCACAGGGCGGCCTGATCAACCGAGACTATGAGGGCGATATCGCTCAGTCCGGTGACACCGTTCACATCGGCACGCTGGCCCGTCCGGCGATTGCCAACTACGTCAAGAACGTTACGGCCATTGACCCGGCCACGCTTGCGACGACTGACCAGACGCTAGTTATCGACCAGTCCAAGTATTTCGCGTTCGAGGTTGACGACGTCGACGCGCGTCAGGTCAAGGACTCCGGGCAGCTACTCAATAAGGCTGCCGACGAGTCTGCGTTTGCGCTGGCCGATGGCGCTGATAACTTCCTGGCCGGTCT